GCGACAGGGTTTTTCGTAGGAGAAGGATCTGAGCCTACAGAATCACAGCAAGCCTTCGATCAGGTCAACATGACACCAAAGACAGTTGGTGGAGTTGTTGAGTTCACAAGAAGACTTTTACTACAGTCAAGCATTGATGTTGAGTCAATGATTAGAGATGATATTGCGAGAGTTATTGCTACTAAGTTAGATAACGCAGCTATCTATGGTACAGGTTCTTCAAACCAACCATTAGGTATTAAAGATACAACTGGTGTTGGTACACAAACCATCACTACATTCGGTACATTCGCTGAGTACATCGGAATGGAAACAGATGTAGCTGCAGCAAATGCTGATGTTGCAAACATGTTCTATATCATTAATGCTTCTGCTAGAGGTGCGTTAAAGAGTACTGAAGTTGCATCAAACACAGGTAAGTTCGTTTTCGAGAACAATGAAATCAATGGCTATCCAGTTATTGTTTCAAATCAACTTGTTAACAACGATGCCTTGTTTGGAGACTTCAGCCAGTTCTGTATTGGTATGTGGAGTGGTTTAGATCTAACAGTAGATACAATCACAAAAGCGGGTAGCGGTACAGTTAAGATTGTTGCGTTGCAAGATGTTGACTTTGCTATTAAGCAACCAACTGCTTTCTGCTTCGGAACATAATATGAAAGTTGAACTTATAAGATCAACAATGATAGCTGGAGTCCCAACGGACTCTGGCTCTATTATCGAGGTAGATAATAATGTTGGTCGTTTGCTTGTTTTTAGTGGTAAAGCTAAAGAAGCTTCAGAAACGACTCCTGTAGTTGAGGAAGAAGTTGTAGAAGAAAAGCCAAAAGCAAAGCAAAAATCTAAGAAAAAACAGACTACTACAACCGAGGAAACTTAAAGTGGCGATTATTCAACAAAACTTAGAGAAGTTAGATGTAACGGCAGCAGTAGCATCTGCTTCTGTAACAGCTACAGCAACATCAAGTGCTATTGATTTAAAAGAATTTGATGGAGATGTAATTCTTGTTCTCAACTGTGCAGCGGGTACAGGTTCATCACCTACTTTGGATATAAAAGTTCAAGACTCAGATGAGACAGGTGGTACTTATGGAGACTTGTCTGGTGCAGCTTTTACACAAGTAACAACTTCAGCATCACTTCAAACACTTGAAGTAAACAAAGATGAGTGCAAAAGATTTATTAAAATTGTACAAACAGTAGGTGGTTCATCACCTGTTTTTGTATATGGAATCTCACTTATCGCAGCTAAAAAATACGGATAAAAATATAGCCCCTATATTGGGGCTTTTTTACTATGGCATTTACTGAAGATTTAAGTACATTTTTTGCTGATTTTTCAGATACCGTTGTGTTTAATAGCACTACTTATAAAGGAATATTAGATGAACCTGATGAAATAGTTGCAGACGATAGAGTTTTGACTACTGATTATCAACTAACAGCTAAGTCAAGTGATCTTGGTGGTCTTGTTTTTGATGATGCAATTACAGTAAATTCTGTTTCTTATAAAGTTAGAAGTGCTAGAAAAATAGATGACGGTAGCTTATGTATTGTTTCTTTAATGAAGGTATAAAATGACTAGTAAAAGAGAACAAATATTAGCAAAGATAAAGACAAATCTTACTGGTACTACTGGAGTTGGTTCTAGGATTTTTAGGTCTAGGTCTGAACCTTTAACAAGGGCTGAATCGCCAAGTTTGGTTATTGAGTTTGTTACAGATCAACCAACTATAAATAGTGCTACATATTTAAAACTGGATTGGACTTTAAGAGTAAGAATTGTTGTTGTCGTTAGATCTCAAACACCAGATACATCAGCAGATCCAACTATTGAAAGTTTACATACTAAAATTGTTAGCGATCCTACTCTTGGTGGACTTGCTATAGATGTAAGGCCATCAACTGTAACCTTTGATGTTATAGAAGCAGATCAACCTGCGGGAGTTGTATTTTGTGAATATGAGATAGATTACAGATCAGACTATAACGATTTATCAACATGATTTATACTTCAATCAAGACCCTAACAACCCTTATTGTCTAATATGGTAAATGAAAATCCAACTGAGGGCGGTACTTACATACTTGACCCCAAAACTGGCAAAGCAAAGCTAGTACAACAAACTAAAAAAGCAGAACCCCCTACTGAGGTAACTAAAGATGGCACTACTGACAAGAAAAAGAGTAATTCTAATTGAGGCAGAAAGCAGCTATGGATCAGATCCAGGTATAGTTGCTGCTGATGCTGTTCTTGTACGAGATCTAAGTATTACACCACAATCAAGTGATGTTGTAAGTAGAGATGTTGTAAGACCTTTCTTAGGAGCTTTCCAACAACTACTTGCAAACACAAATGTTGAGGTAACTTTTAGCGTAGAACTTGCGGGAAGTGGCACAGCAGGTACAGCCCCCAGGTATGGAGATGCTCTTAAAGCCTGTGGTTTTAGCGAGACTGTTAGTAGTGGAACAAGTGTTACTTATGCACCTGTTTCAACAAGTTTTTCTTCAGTTACTATTCACTACAACACAGATGGTGTTAGACACAAAGTTGTTGGTGCTAGAGGAAGTTTTGTCATCAATGGATCTGTTGGTGAGATACCTACAATCGACTTTACTTTCCAAGGTATATATATCCCTCCAACAGACACAGCTTTACCTACAGTTACTTATGGAGATCAAGCAACACCTTTAATTTTTAAGCAAGGTAATACAAGTAGTTTCCAGTTACTCTCACATTCTGGTGCTTTATCTTCTATTTCTTTAGATGTAGGTAATGAACTTGTTTATCGTGAGTTAGTTGGTGGTACTCAAGAAACATTATTAGTTAATAGAAATATTACTGGTTCTGTTTCAATAGAAGCTATACCATTAGCAACTAAGGATTTCTTTGCTGCTGCACTTGCTGAGACAACAGGAAACCTAACATTCTTACATGGAACAACTGCGGGTAACAAAGTACAAGTATCTTCTACAAAAGCTGATATTGGTGACGTTGCTTATGCAGAAGAAGATGGAATACAAATGTTAGAGATTCCTTACACATTAGTTCCAACATCAGCAAATGATGAACTCACAATAACTTATACATAGATACTGACTAAGTATTGACTACTGAGTTAGAGTAAGAAAGAATATATTTTAATTTATGCCTTTTGTAAGAAAAAAAACTAAAGTTTACTCTTGGCCTGTAAAAGTACAAACACCATCTACAACAAAAGTAGGCGAGTTTGAAACCACAAAATTTACAGGCAAGTTTAATCGTTTATCAAGGACTGAACTTAATAACTTTGAAGAAGCAACTGAGTATGATGCTTTACAAAAAGTTTTAGTAGGTTGGGAAGATGTTAATGAAGAAGATGGTACACCTATTCAATTCTCACAAGCAGTATTAAAAGAATTTGCTGAAGATACAGATTTTGTAGCGGGTGTATTAGAAGCATTTAAAGATTTTTATAGTAATGCACAAGCAAAAAACTAACTGATGCTACTTTATATTGGGCTTCGGGTAGCAAACAAGTTATAGATGAAACCGCTAAAGATGCAGAAGTTTTTGGTATTCAGATAGAGAAGCAAACAGAAGAAAAGGAAGAGTTTGAAGTTATGGAAGAAAATTGGGATATAGTTATGATGTTTTTAAGAATGAATACACAATGGTCAATGTCTTTTGGAGGTGTAGTAGGATTAAAATATGAAGTCCTACTGCTTGCTGGCGGACTATTTGACCTATACAATGTAAACAACCGACAAGAAATGTTAGAGGGCTTACAACTTATGGAATCTGTGGCTCTTCGTGAAATTAATAAGGAGAAAAAATAGTGGCTCAAAATGTAAATAAAGAAGTAATAAAATTAGAGTTACAAGGTTTTGGCAAGCTAAGTTCTGTAAGAGAAACCTTTGGTAAATTAAATAAAAGTCTTAGTTTTACACCTAAAAAATTAAATGACACAATTAAATCAATAACAAAATTTGATCAAAGATTTAAAGGTGCTAATGGAACTTCTCAGCGAAGTGTAAATATATTTAAACAACAAATAGCAGCACTAAAAGAATTACAGAATAATGTTGCTATTGGTGGGAAAGCTTATAAAGCTTTTGGAGCAGAAGCAGATAGATTACGAGCAAAAATGGAGGCTCTTACTGCTTCAACAAAAAAACAAGGTGTTTTTGGAAAACTTCGAGCAGGCTTTAAAGCAGGTAGAGGAGCAGCTTTAACTGGTGCTGTTGGTAGATTTTTACCACCTTCAGCACAAATAGGTGGTGCTGCGGGATTTATAAAAGGTGGTGTACCTGGAGCTATAGCGGGTGGTGCGGTTGGTCTTGGTGTTGATGCTGTAGCGGGTGGAGTTCAGTTTGCTAGGCAAGCTGCGATACAAGCATCACAAGTACAAAAACTAGAAATAGCTTTAAGAGGTGCTGTCAAGTCAGAAGCAGATTTTGAAAAAGGTTTAAAAATAATCGCTGATACATCTAAAAGGTTAAATGTACCTATAGCTGCCTCAACCAAACAATTTACAACTTTAGCTGCTTCTGTTATAGGTGCGGGTGGATCTATTGAAGATGCTCAAATTGTTTTTGAGGGTGTTTCTAATTCAATTAAAGCTACTGGTGGTAATGCAGAAGATGTGCAATCAGCCATAAGAGCGATGAGTCAGATATTCGGTAAAGGTAAGGTATCGGCAGAAGAGCTACAAGGTCAGCTCGGTGAAAGATTGGCTGGTGCGGTTGTAAAATTTGCAGAAGCAAATGGTAGTAGTTTGCAGAAATTACAAAAAGACCTGAGAGATGGAACAGTTGGATTAGATCAAGTTATTAAGTTTGCACAGAAATTAAATATTGATTTTGCAGAAACAGCAGAAAGAGTTGCAAATTCATCAGCAGATGCGGGTCAGAGATTACAAACACAATTTAATAATTTTTCAATTGAGATTGGTAAATCTATTATTCCTATTGGTGCTGCTTTTCAACAATTATTTTCTGATATTCTTATTGGCTTACAAGAAAATAAACAAGGAATGGATTTATTTATTGGCTCTATAAAACTTCTTGGTGGTTTTGCTTTTGCAACCATAGCAAGTATTAGATTTTTAGTAAGAGTATTAGTTGATTTAGCAAAAATATTATTCCATATTTCTCAATTTGAGTTTAAAAAAGCATTTGAAACTGCTGAAAAAGGTATTAAAGATACATTTGAAAATGCCAAAAAAGATTTCAAAGCACTTGCTGATATGGAAGCTTTAGCATTATTTGGAACGTCATCACCTCTAAATCCAGTAAATCCAGATAAAAACACAGAAGGTCTTACTAGCAAAGATAAAGAAGATATAGATAAAGAAAATCAACTAACAGCTTTCTTAAATAAATCTAAAAACAAAGGACTTCCAAAATTAACTGATGGTGATAAAACAAAAAATAAATTAAATGATGAGATATTAAAATTACGAAGAGGAATTGCTCTTAAAAAAATAGAAGATGATACTGAAAGAAAAATATTAGAACGTAAATTTAAATTTATTGATGCTGTTAAAAAAGCAAAAGGTATAGAAGATGAATCACGACAAGCTGAATTTATTAGTTTAGCAACAAAAGATTTTATAATTGATAAACAAAATATTATAAATGAGGGTTTAGAAAAAGGAAAAGCAAAAGCTTTTGATTTTGCGGAAGAATTTAAAAAAATTAGTTCTGCTGCAACAGATTTGAAAAGTCGAGTTGGTGAATTAGCTTTAGATACAACAGTAAAATTAGCTGATGCTTTTGCTGACTTTTTCTTCGAGGGTAAAAAAGGTTTTGCTGATCTAGCTAAATCTGCATTGAAAGAGTTAAATAGAATAATAATAAGAGCAGCTTTTATGAAACATATAGCAAATCCAATTTTAGGTAGCTTAAATTTACTTCCTAATGCAGATGGTAATGTTATAGCAAACAACAAAATTGTACCGTATGCAAAAGGTGGTCTTATAAAACGTCCAACTTTATTTCCTCTAGCTGATGGTGCAGCGTTGGCAGGAGAAGCTGGAGTAGAGGCAATTATGCCTTTGCGTAGAGGTAGAAATGGGAAGCTTGGAGTAGAGGCATCAGGTGGAAATATTGGTAATATAACTGTTAATGTAGATGCGTCAGGTTCTTCTGTTGAAGGTGACAACAATCAATCTCAAGAACTTGGAAACATTCTTGGTGCTGCTATACAAGCAGAACTTATTAGACAAAAACGACCTGGAGGTTTATTAGGTTAATGGCAGAAACTTTTCCCTCTATAGAAGCTAGTTTTGGAGTTACAAAAAAAACACAGCCAAATGTAACTACAACAAGATTTCAAGATGGCTTTGAGCAAGTAATAAAATTTGGATTAAATATAAATCCAAAAGAATATAATCTTAATTTTAATAATATAACTGAGGCTCAAAGTGATACTATTGAAAATTTTTTAAATGCAAGAATAGAAGATGGAGATTATTTTAACTGGCAAGCACCTGATGAAGCATCAGCTAGTAAATATCGTGCTTTAAATAGAACAAAACAAATAAAGTTTCCAGGCCTAGCTACAATTACTGTCACTTTTAAAGAAGTATTTGAACCCTAATGGCAACACCTGTATCGCAGTTACAAAAGCCAAATGTAGATAATATTATTGAGCTTTTTCAATTAGAACTTAATACAAAAATGCATGGCATTTCACAAACGTATTATTTTCATAATGGTGTAAGTAGTAATAATGATGTAAATCTAATATTTAACAATATTGAATATGTAAGGATGCCTATTGAGGCTTCGGGGTTTGAATACAATGGCAAACAATTACCAAGACCAACATTAAAAATTTCTAATATTTTAGGAACTATAACAACTATCCTCTTAACACTTCCTCAAGGTTTAGAAGGTGCAAAGGTAACAAGAATAAGAACTCTTAGACAATTTATTGATAATACAAATTTTAGAGGAGGAGAAATCTTATTAGAAGACGGTTCAAATATTTTACAAGAAGATGGTACAGCTATAAATTTAGAATCAGGTATAAATCCATTTGGGACTCCAGATCCAACAGCAACTTTTCCTGATGAAGTATTCTTTATAGATCGTAAGGCTGCTGAAAATAGAGCAGTTGTAGAATTTGAACTTGCAGCAAGCTTTGATTTGCAAGGAGTCAGATTACCAAAAAGACAAATATTACCTCAAGATTTTCCTGGTGTTGGAAGCTTCTTCTAATGTGGAAAGAACTCGCATTAAAACACGCAAAAGAATCTGATCCGAATGAATCATGTGGTCTTTTGTTAATAAAAAAAGGAAAGGAAATTTATTTTCCTTGTAAAAATCTTGCTCCAAATCCTACAGATCAATTTATTTTAGATCCACAAGATTATGCTGATGCAGAAGATCAAGGAGAAATTATTGCTGTAATTCATAGTCATCCTGTTACAAGTCCAGAACCTAGTCAAGCTGATAAAGTAGCTTGTGAAAAATCAGGTATTAAATGGTGGATAGTTCAGCCAAACTTAAATCAATGGACATCTTTAGAACCATGTGGATATAAAGCACCATTAATAGGAAGAAAATGGGTTTTTGGGTTAACTGATTGTTGGAGTTTATGTAGAGATTGGTATGAGCAAGAACTTGGAATATATTTAAGAGATTGGGAACGTCCAAACGATCATAATGATTTTTTAAAAAATCCTATGTTTAATGGCTGTTATGAAGAAACAGGTTTTAGAGAATTGTTACCAGAAGAAGATTTAGAAAAAGGAGATTTATTATTAATGTCTATATGTAGTAGCGGATTAAACCATATTGGTGTTTACTTAGGAGAGCAGACAGTTTTACATCATTTGCAAAATAGATTATCAAGTCGTGATTTATTAGATGAATGGTTGCTAAAATGCACAGGAAAAAGGATTCGTTATGCTACGCAAAATTAAGCTATACGGAGAACTTGCAAAGTTTGTAGGTCAGAAAACTTTTGAAGCTGAAGTAAATAATGCTGCACAGGCAGTTAG